CACACGGCGGTGGAGGTGAATTACACCGACCCGCAGAACGGCTGGCAGACCTCCACGGAACTGGTGGAAGACCCGGAAGCCATACTGCGCTACGGACGCAACCTGCTGAAGATGGACGCGTTCGGCTGTACCAGCCGCGGTCAGGCCCACCGTGCCGGACTGTGGGTGATAAAGACCGGACTGCTGGAAACGCAGACGGTGGATTTCACGCTCGGGTCTCAGGGGCTGCGGCACACACCCGGTGACATCATTGAAATCTGTGATAACGACTATGCCGGGACCCTGACCGGCGGACGTGTCCTGTCCATTGATGCTGCCACCCGCACCCTGACGCTGGACCGTGAAGTGACACTTCCGGAGACCGGTGCCGCCACGGTGAACCTGATTAACGGCAGCGGTAAGCCGGTGAGTGTGGACATCACCGAACACCCCGCGCCGGACCGGATACAGGTCAGTACCCTGCCTGATGGTGTGGAGACATACGGGGTGTGGGGACTCTCCCTGCCGTCACTGCGCCGTCGTCTGTTCCGCTGTGTCTCCGTCCGGGAAAACACGGACGGCACCTTTGCCATCACGGCGGTGCAGCACGTACCGGAAAAAGAAGCCATCGTGGATAACGGTGCCCGCTTTGAGCCGCAGTCAGGTTCCCTGAACAGCGTCATCCCACCGGCAGTGCAGCACCTGACGGTGGAGGTGAGCGCAGCTGACGGCCAGTATCTGGCGCAGGCGAAATGGGACACGCCGCGGGTGGTGAAGGGTGTGCGCTTCAGTCTGCGCCTGACCAGTGGTAAGGGAACGGATGCCAGACTGGTGACCACCGCCATCACCGCAGACACGGAGCACCGTTTCAGCGGCCTGCCGCTCGGGGAATACACCCTGACGGTGCGGGCGATAAACAGCTATGGCCAGCAGGGTGAACCTGCCACCACCACCTTCCGGATTACCGCACCGGCAGCACCGTCGCGGATTGAGCTGACGCCGGGCTATTTTCAGATAACCGCAACGCCACATCTTGCCGTTTATGACCCGACGGTACAGTTTGAGTTCTGGTTCTCGGAAAAGCGGATTGCGGATATCAGGCAGGTTGAAACCGCAGCCCGCTATCTTGGCTCGGCGCTGTACTGGATAGCTGCCAGTATCAATATCAAACCGGGCCATGATTATTATTTTTATATCCGCAGTGTGAATACTGTTGGCAAATCGGCATTCGTGGAGGCTGTCGGTCGGGCGAGCGATGATGCGGAAGGTTACCTGGATTTTTTCAAAGGAGAAATCGGGAAAACACATCTGGCCCAGGAGCTGTGGACGCAGATTGATAACGGTCAGCTTGCGCCGGACCTGGCTGAAATCAGGACGTCCATTACGAATGTCAGCAATGAAATCACGCAGACCGTCAATAAAAAACTGGAAAATCAGAGTGCGGCAATCCAGCAGATACAGAAAGTTCAGGTTGATACAAATAATAACCTGAACAGCATGTGGGCCGTGAAACTGCAGCAGATGCAGGACGGACGCCTTTATATTGCGGGTATCGGTGCCGGTATTGAGAATACGCCAGCAGGAATGCAGAGTCAGGTGCTGCTGGCGGCAGACAGGATTGCGATGATTAATCCTGCGAATGGCAACACAAAGCCGATGTTTGTTGGTCAGGGCGATCAGATATTTATGAATGAAGTGTTCCTGAAATATCTGACGGCTCCCACCATTACCAGCGGCGGTAATCCTCCGGCATTTTCCCTGACACCGGACGGGCGGCTGACGGCGAAAAATGCCGATATCAGCGGTAACGTGAATGCGAACTCCGGGACGCTCAACAACGTCACGATTAACGAGAACTGTCGGGTTCTGGGAAAATTGTCCGCGAACCAGATTGAAGGCGATCTCGTTAAAACAGTGGGCAAAGCTTTCCCCCGGGACTCCCGTGCACCGGAGCGGTGGCCATCAGGAACCATTACCGTCAGGGTTTATGACGATCAGCCGTTTGACCGGCAGATTGTTATTCCGGCGGTGGCATTCAGCGGCGCTAAACATGAGAAAGAGCATACTGATATTTACTCCTCATGCCGTCTGATAGTGCGGAAAAACGGTGCTGAAATTTATAACCGTACCGCGCTGGATAATACGCTGATTTACAGTGGTGTTATTGATATGCCTGCCGGTCACGGTCACATGACACTGGAGTTTTCGGTGTCAGCATGGCTGGTAAATAACTGGTATCCCACAGCAAGTATCAGCGATTTGCTGGTTGTGGTGATGAAGAAAGCCACTGCAGGCATCACGATTAGCTGAATTTTATAACCCAGATACGGGCGCCAGAAATGGCGCCTTTTTTATTGCAGAAAAGCTAGAGGTAATTATGCGTAAATTATGTGCTGTTATTTTGTCCGCAGTAGTCTGGCAGGTCGCCGCTGCTACGCCAGCGAGTGCAGCAGAACATCAGTCCACGCTGAGCGCGGGGTATCTCCATGCCTCGACGAACGTTCCCGGTAGTGATGATCTGAACGGGATTAACGTGAAATACCGTTATGAGTTTACGGACGCGCTGGGGCTGATTACGTCCTTCAGTTATGCCAATGCTGAGGATGAGCAAAAAACGCGCTACAGCGATACCCGCTGGCATGAAGATTCCGTGCGTAACCGCTGGTTCAGCGTGATGGCGGGGCCGTCTGTACGCGTGAATGAATGGTTCAGCGCGTATTCGATGGCGGGTGTGGCTTACAGCCGTGTGTCGACTTTCTCCGGGGATTATCTCCGCGTAACTGACAACAAGGGGAAAACGCACGATGTGCTGACCGGAAGTGATGACGGTCGCCACAGCAACACGTCTCTGGCGTGGGGGGCTGGCGTGCAGTTTAACCCGACCGAATCCGTGACCATTGACCTTGCTTATGAAGGTTCCGGTAGTGGCGACTGGCGAACGGATGCATTTATTGTTGGTATCGGATACCGTTTCTGACAACAGACGCCGATTTATCTTCTGTAAATATTGTTATGATACGCAGGTTCATCCACCTTATGGGGTGAACTGCGTTTGAGGAAACGTAAAGTTACACTGTCCTGAAGCCCGTGGCGTCACTGCTGCGGGCTTTTTTTATTGGTGGAAAAGTATGACAGTAAAAATTTCTGGCGTGCTTAAAGATGGCACAGGAAAACCAGTACAGAACTGCACCATTGTGCTGAAGGCCAGACGAACCAGCAGCACGGTGGTGGTGAACACGGTGGCCTCTGAAAATCCGGATGAAGCCGGGCGTTACAGTATGGACGTTGAGTACGGTCAGTACAGCGTTATTCTGTTGGTGGAAGGATTCCCGCCGTCACATGCCGGGACCATCACAGTGTATGAAGATTCCCGACCCGGTACGCTGAATGATTTTCTCGGTGCCATGACGGAGGATGATGCCCGTCCGGAGGCACTGCGCCGTTTTGAGCTGATGGTGGAAGAGGTGGCGCGTAACGCGTCCGTGGTGGCACAGAACACGGCAGCCGCGAAGAAGTCAGCCAGTGATGCCAGCACATCAGCCCGTGAGGCGGCAACCCATGCGACTGATGCTGCAGGCTCAGCACGCGCAGCCAGCACGTCAGCCGGACAGGCCGCGTCGTCGGCTCAGTCAGCGACTTCCAGCGCAGGAACGGCATCAACAAAGGCCACTGAAGCATCAAAAAGTGCTGCCGCTGCAGAGTCCTCAAAAAGCGCGGCAGCTACCAGTGCCAGTGCCGCGAAAACGTCAGAAACGAATGCTGCAGCGTCACAACAATCAGCAGCCACTTCTGCATCCACCGCGACTACGAAAGCGTCAGAAGCTGCCACCTCAGCCCGGGATGCGGCGGCTTCAAAAGAGGCGGCAAAATCATCAGAAACGAACGCATCCTCGAGCGCCAGTAGCGCAGCTTCCTCGGCAACAGCGGCAGGAAATTCCGCGAAGGCGGCAAAAACGTCAGAGACGAACGCCAGGTCTTCTGAAACGGCAGCGGGACAGAGCGCCTCGGCTGCGGCAGGCTCAAAAACAGCGGCTGCGTCGTCTGCCAGTGCCGCGTCAACAAGTGCCGGGCAGGCCTCAGTCAGTGCCACCGCAGCCGGAAAATCGGCAGAAAGCGCCGCATCATCCGCTTCAACAGCCACAACGAAGGCTGGCGAAGCCGCTGAACAGGCCAGCGCAGCAGCGAGGTCTGCTTCCGCAGCGAAGACATCCGAGACGAACGCGAAAGCGTCGGAAACCAGCGCAGAATCCTCAAAAACGGCTGCCGCATCGTCAGCCAGTTCGGCGTCGTCATCGGCATCATCTGCGTCTGCTTCAAAAGATGAGGCGAGCAGACAGGCGTCAGCAGCGAAGGGTAGCGCCACGACGGCATCCACGAAGGCGACAGAGGCAGCTGGTAGTGCGACGGCGGCAGCTCAGAGCAAAAGTACGGCGGAATCTGCAGCAACGCGCGCTGAGACAGCGGCAAAACGGGCAGAGGATATTGCATCCGCCGTGGCGCTTGAGGATGCGAGCACGACGAAAAAGGGGATAGTACAGCTCAGCAGTGCGACCAACAGCACTTCCGAGTCACTGGCGGCAACGCCAAAAGCCGTTAAGGCCGCGTATGACCTGGCTAACGGGAAATACACCGCACAGGATGCAACGACAGCACAGAAAGGGATAATCCAGCTAAGCAGCGCGACCAACAGCACGTCTGAAACGCTGGCGGCAACGCCAAAGGCAGTAAAAGCAGCCAATGACAATGCTGAGAAACGTCTGCAGAAAGATCAGAACGGTGCGGATATCCCTGGCAAAGACACCTTTACGAAAAATATTGGTGCCTGCCGTGCCTTCGGTGGGTCAGTAAGCACAACAACAGGAAACTGGACGACTGCACAGTTTATCGAGTGGCTGGATTCTCAGGGAGCATTTAACCATCCATACTGGATGTGCAAGGGTTCCTGGTCTTATGGCAATAATAAAATCATTACTGATACTGGCTGCGGTAATATTCATCTCGCCGGAGCTGTCATTGAAGTAATGGGGATAAAGTCAGCGATGACGATCCGCATTACCACACCGACCACCTCCACTGGTGGTGGAACAACTAACGCCCAGTTTACCTATATTAATCACGGAACATATTATTCACCTGGCTGGCGAAGGGACTATAACTCCAGAAATAAGCCAACGGCATCAGAGATCGGGGCGTTACCGTCAGGTGGAACAGCAGTATCATCAGTTAATCTGTCTTCAAAAGGTCGGGTAACCGCGCTGACAGACAATACGCAGGGGGCAACAGGTCTTGAGTTATACGAGGTGTATAACAACGGATATCCAACAGCGTATGGAAATATCATTCACCTGAAAGGGATGACAGCCGTTGGCGAAGGTGAGTTACTCATCGGCTGGAGTGGTACAAGCGGTGCTCATGCTCCGGCATTTATTCGTTCACGACGGGATACGACCGACGCAAACTGGTCGCCGTGGGCGCAGCTTTACACCTCGGCTCATCCTCCTGCAGAGTTTTATCCAGTCGGTGCACCAATCCCGTGGCCATCAGATACCGTTCCGTCTGGTTATGCCCTGATGCAGGGGCAGACTTTTGACAAATCTACTTACCCGAAACTTGCAGTTGCTTATCCGTCAGGCGTGATCCCTGATATGCGTGGCTGGACGATTAAGGGCAAGCCCGCCAGTGGTCGTGCCGTATTGTCTCAGGAACAGGACGGCATTAAATCGCACACCCACAGCGCCAGCGCATCCAGTACGGATTTGGGGACGAAAACCACATCGTCGTTTGATTACGGCACTAAATCCACGAATAACACTGGTGCGCATACCCATAGTGTTAGCGGTACGGCTGCTTCAGCCGGTGCACATACCCATTCGATGACATTTGTTTCAGGTGGTTCCAGTGGTGCTCCGGGAAGTGGATCACCTGATTATTCTAAATACAGTGTTAACACTTCTTCTGCAGGCGCTCATACGCACTCTGTATCGGGTACTGCTGCAAGCGCAGGTGCACACGCACATACTGTCGGTATTGGTGCTCATACGCACTCCGTTGCGATTGGTTCACATGGACATACCATCACCGTTAACGCTGCTGGTAACGCGGAAAACACCGTCAAAAACATCGCATTTAACTATATTGTGAGGCTTGCATAATGGCATTCAGAATGAGTGAACAAGCACGGACCATAAAAATTTATAATCTGCTGGCCGGAACTAATGAATTTATTGGTGAAGGTGACGCATATATTCCGCCTCATACAGGTCTGCCAGCAAACAGTACCGATATTGCACCACCAGATATTCCTGCTGGCTTTGTGGCTGTTTTCAACAGTGATGAGGCATCGTGGCATCTCGTTGAAGACCATCGGGGTAAAACGGTTTATGACGTAGCGTCAGGGGACGAGTTATTTATTTCTGAACTCGGTCCGTTACCGGAAAATGTTACCTGGTTATCGCCGGAAGGGGAGTTTCAGAAGTGGAACGGCACAGCCTGGGTGAAGGATACGGAAGCAGAAAAACTGTTCCGGATCCGGGAGGCGGAAGAAACAAAAAACAACCTGATGCAGGTAGCCAGTGAGCATATTGCGCCGCTTCAGGATGCTGCAGATCTGGAAATTGCAACGGAGGAAGAAACCTCATTGCTGGAAGCCTGGAAAAAGTATCGGGTATTGCTGAACCGTGTTGATACATCAACTGCACCTGATATTGAGTGGCCTGTAAATCCTGTCAGGGAGTAATCATTGGGATTATGCCGCAGCACGTCTTAAGCAAGAACGTGCTGCGGTTGGATGCTATTTTTTCCCTGAAGCGGAAAACATTACTACAGTACCTTGAACCTTGGTTTTAACATTCTCGAAATGCTCTGAGAGTATATGTGTTAAGCCTTCTTCGGAATCTTTTGTGTTTGAAAAGATGCCTTTCTGATTGTAAATGCGCATCAGTTTTTGACCGAAGCTATTGTGCACAACTCCATCGCCAAGAATTGTGGCTCCGTATAGAGTTCCATCGTCAGTTAAGGCCTGCGCCGCATTGCGTATTACACAGCTTTTTGTAGATATATTTCCAGGCAGGCAGTGAAGAAGGTAAAACATGGAAATGGAATCAAATTGACCATGTAACGCCGCGGGATAAGGTTCAAAAACATCATGGCTAATTTTATGTTTAATTTTTGATTCCCCAGCCCTTGTAGATGCCGCGTTCAGGCTAGCTTCGTTCAAATCCATTAAAGATATCAGACTACTCTCAGGTACGTGAGTAAGGTAAAACCCAGTTCCAACACCAATATCCAGATGGTTGTTACCTACATGTTCCAGAAAGTGTGGAAGAAGGTGTTCCTTTGTAGGACATCCCCATGCAAGCCGATTTGATACTCCCAAAACCCACCAGTCATAAAGCTTTAGGGTAAGTGGTGTGTAAATTTTAGCCCCATCATCTGTGTTTTTTTTCATTGATTTCACCATGTTATAGTTTTATTTGTGAATTAAATCAATTATGGCGATGAATTACAAGGGGTTAAATGCTGCCGCAGCATAGCGATATTGAAATAGCCTGGTATGCTTCGATACAGCAGGAGCCGAATGGCTGGAAGATCGTCACCACACAGTTCTACATCCAGGAATTCAGTGAGTATATTGCGCCACTGCAGGATGCTGTAGATCTGGAAATCGCAACGGAGGAAGAAAGATCGTTGCTGGAGGCATGGAATAAATATCGGGTATTGTTGAATCGTGTTGATACATCAACTGCACCTGATATTGAATGGCCTGCAAATCCTGTCAGGGAGTAATCATTGGGATTATGCCGCAGACACGTCGTATGCAGGAACGTGCTGCGGTTAGTTTGTGAGCTTTCGATAGTGGTTGTTATTTTTGCCCTTATTTGTTCCGGAGGCCATGGTTCAATGGTCCGTCTGCCCCCTGTGGTGATGTCAGCAAAATCAGCCACTGCGCGAACCACAATAGCCCGGGAAGATGCTGAAGATCACCAGGTAAAGCTATCAGCGCAGAAACTGGAAGAACTGCTCGCATCAATGGTTAAGGATGAGGTTGATCGCAATGATGGGATTTATTGA